TCAAAGGTTTGCTGGGCCAAAGCTACCCCATTGACGTTATGTGGGAAGCTCCGTCCGACCTTGGACAGACTTGGCTATTCAAAAAGCTGGGATTCCTGCCGGATAAGTGGCTCCGCTGGTCGGACGGGCTAAACCTTGCCGACACTCTCTGGGAGAAAGCAGCCTTGCCGTTTGTCGGGATTGTTATTTTGGGCAGGCGCGTGTTTACCGGGGATTGGTTTTGTGCTGGGAACCGGGAACTGTTGGATGAATTTGAAAAAAAAGGAGGCAATAATGCCGGATAAATTTTTGCATGGCGTAGAAGTCATTGAAATTGACGATGGCCCGCGCACTATCCGCACAGTACGTTCCTCAGTGATCGGCATTGTGGGAACCGCGCCGGATGCTGATGAATCTGCATTTCCTATTAACAAGCCTGTACTCATTGCAGGCAACCGCCGCGAAGCTGCAAAGCTGGATACTACAGGCAACGGTGCGGGGACTCTCCCGAACGCTCTTGATGCCATTTTTGACCAGATTGGCGCGGTTGTGATCGTGATCCGCGTTGAAGAGGGTGCGGATGCTAACGCAACCTTGACCAATATTGTCGGCGGTGTTGATGCCAATACGGGCGACTATGAAGGCGTGCAGGCGTTGCTTGGCTGCAAGTCTGCTCTTGGGTTCACTCCGCGTATTTTATGCGCTCCGGGCTATACCCACCAGCAGGAAGAAGACAGTGAAAACCCCGGAACCTTTTTTAAAAATCCGGTTGTTGCAGAACTGGAAGGGTTGGCCCCTCGTTTACGCGCTGTCATTTTGGTAGACGGACCGAATACCAATGATGCTGATGCAATCGGCATGATGAACGATTTGGGCGGACGTTGCTATATGGTTGACCCGTGGGTGAAGGTTTTTCGCAACGGGGTTTACACCAATGAGCCGCCTTCTGCCCGTGTAGCCGGGTTAATCGCTAAGATTGATAACGATAAAGGCTTTTGGTGGTCTCCGTCTAATCAGGAAATCATGGGTATTTCCGGCACTGCCCGTCCGGTTGATTTTACTCTTGGTGACGCTAATTGCAGGGCAAACCTGCTTAATGAAAAAAATGTTTCCACCATTATCAACGAGGGCGGTTATCGCCTTTGGGGCAACCGCACCGGGAATATCGACCCCAAATGGGCCTTCTTGTCCGTGCGCCGTACAGCAGACATGATCAATGAATCTCTGCTTCAGGCTCACCTTTGGGCCGTGGATCGCAACATTACTAAGACCTACTTCGAAGACGTGGTTGAAGGCGTGAATAACTATTTGCGTTCCCTGAAAAACAAGGGCGCGATTCTTGGTGGTGAATGCTGGGCCGATCCTGAACTGAATAGCGTTGACCAGCTTGCAGCGGGCAAGGTCTATTTTGACTTTGACTTCACTCCGCCTGCACCTGCTGAACATATCACATTCCAAAGCCGTATGGTTAACGACTACTTTGAGGAGGTATTTTAAATGCCTGTTGCTGATAAGGTTCTTAAAGATTTATCTTTATTTGTGGATGGTAAAGGTTATGCCGGGAACATTGAATCTTTCAAGCCGCCTAAGTTGGAGCTGAAAACCAACGACCACCGCGCGGGTGGAATGGATTCTTCTGTGCCCGTTGAAATGGACATGGAAGCCCTTGAAACTTCTTTTGTTCTGACGGGACACTTTGAAGACGTTCTGACACTTTGGGGCGTTGCTGTCGGTGAAAAACCGCAGGTCACCGCGCGCGGCTCCGTAGAATCTTACGATGGAACCGTAACCCCGGTAGTGATCAATATGCGAGGGCTGATTGTATCCATTGAGGATGGAGACTGGAAGCCCGGCGAAAGTAACACCCAGACATTCACCGTGAAGCCCGAATACTACAAACGCGAACAGGGCGGCGTAGTTCTTCATGAAATTGATGTTCCCAACAATGTTCGCAAAATTAATGGCGTAGACCAGCTTGAAGCCCGCCGCAATGCGTTAGGAGCGTAAAATGACAACTATCACACTTGAATATCCGGTAGAGGTTGACGGCGCAAAAGTAAAAGAACTGACTATGCGTCGCCCTAAGGTTCGTGACCAGAAGGTCGCAAGAAAAA